TCTCAACATTCGTCACGGTCGCGGTGATGTTGGTGCCTGATCCGAGCTGCAACTGGGCACAGGCTGGGATTGCGAGCATCAGGGCTATGAGGGTGCGGCCAATCATCGCGTCACCTCGATGGTCGTGTCACCCCAGTACCAGTACCCTGCGCCCACGTCACTATCGCCCTTGGTTATCCAGAGGCGGACGCTGTTCGTTCCGGCGATGTTATTGGTCAGAGTGTGCGTAATCACGTTGTCGTACATGTTGGACGCAGCCCATGCCACTTCAACGCTGTTGGTGTAGGCGTAGGAGCTAGGTAACGCCTGCCCTTGGGTGATGGTGTACTTCACGTCGAAGGTCACGTTGCTGGCCGTCTGCCAGCCGCCGTGATGCTTGATCGTCCAGACGTCGCCCTCGATGGACGCGGGAAGCATGACATTCAGGCGGGTGGTCACGTTGCTGTAGTCTTGCCATGCGGCATATATCAGGCCGGATGCGCCGTCGTCAACCTGTGCCAGATTCGGCGCATAGGCGTCCTTATAGTCCTGATCGTACCAGCTTGCGTAGATCGCGCTGGGGGAGCCGCTGCCGCCCGTAGGCCATTCAAGTATAGTTACGTTGTTTAGTGTATACGATCTGCTTGCAGTATTACCATGAACAATAAGATCTCCTCTAACTGTCTGGCTGCTGTTTTGTGCTATTATATTAGTATTTATTAAAAGTATGCTTAATATAACTACCATTATTTTTACTGTTTTAATCATAATTTCCATTTATATTATCTTTCGCTGTCCTTTAATATTCCAACTACCTGTCACTGTAGCTCCGACTGTGACACTTCCTGCACTAATACTTATATTTAAATTCACCCACGACACGTCTCCTAAATCACTTGTAGTGATAAATGTATGTGCAACACTTACACCGTCAGTAATTGCTATAATATTACCGGCGTACATATTATATCCACTTACTACTTTAAATTCATAAAATAACGAATCACCAGAATTTACTGCAATACTATCAACAATACCTGAAGGTGAACTAATTGTTAGATCAAAAAGATATGGTAAATCTAGACCAGTCACTACTGAATACGCTGCATCCCACGATGAACTAGTAGATTGCAACACCGTGACAGGAATAATAATATTATCAATTTGTCCAGATAGATAACTTATATCTGATGTTGAATTCCATGTTGCGCTATTAGTCTGTACCACCGTTTGCAGTGATGTCCAATCCGCGCTAGTGGTGTTTACGGTAGTATAAGCCGAATCCCAACTAGCACTTGTATTATTAACCATTGTTTGAGTAGAATTCCAACCTGCACTTGCTTCGTTTGCATTTGTATAAACCGAATTCCAAGCACCACTAAAAGCGTTCACAGTAGTATAAGCTGAATCCCAGCTCCTGCTATCAGCTCCACCCCAACCACCGCTAAGATTATAAACCGTTAAATATACACTTTCCCAGTCTGCACTGGTATTAAACACAGTTGTATATGTTGAATCCCACACAGCAGATAATTCGTTTAATACACTACTTTGTACGTAATCTGTAGATAACATCCCTCCGATACTAGTACCATTGAGTATAATATCTCTACCGCTACCAGATCCTCCGATTGATATTGTATTATCAAATTGTACAGGTGATAAAAAGCGCCATAAATCACATAAGCTTATTGTAGTTGTGTATTTCATTGTTGTACTTCAGCGCCAGTAGCCGGTGCACCGGTCTCCGCTGCGCCAGCGGTAGCGGCTCCTGGGGATGTTGGTCCAGGTCCAAAATCAGGAGGAACATCTGGTGTGAACGCACCACCAGCAGGTAATTCAGTACCTCCACCAAAACCACCAGCACCCATATCACCTGCTATATTTTCCATTTCTGCTTCTGCAGCTAATTTCTTTCTAAAGTTAGGACCGCTAGAAACAATTTGCTGTACTTCCCACGAAAGTGCTGCATCCTTACGTAGCCATTCTCTATTCTCTGCCATCTGTACATCAGTAAGACCTAGGTAATACTTCTGACAGTAACTTTGCGACATAAGTTCTGTCGCAACAAGACCGGTGAAGTTATTTTTCTTAAGATCAAATATTTGCTGCTCCCGCATTACTGCGAAACTAGTTGGCATATTAAATTCGATATTTAATTGATGCTCGCGTAGGTTATATTTTTCCCAAAGACTTTGTGATTGATTATCATTAGGATCTCTCTCACGCAATTTCATATGAGTGACGAAGGAATCTCTTAAACCAACAGCAAGCTGTTGCTGAATTCGAATGATAAACCGAGCAAAGCGTAGCTCTTCTCTAGTGATTTGTTCACCATCTTGAAATGCGTCTTGTGGATCTAGACGTTGTTGTGGTACTTTTAGTGATCGATACAGTTTCTTAATGAAGTACATCAAATCATCTAATTGACCTAGATTTGCACCACCTTGTAATTGCTCTACTGTTGTGCCTTCGCTCTGTCCTCTTTTTGTAAACCAGAAAGCATCAAGCATAGATTGTGGGTCGTATACGTTTGTTACTCGTCCTTGTGAGTTGTCGAAGTTTTTACGTGACCAGTATTGCTGCATAAGCTTTCTTACATACTCTTCAGCTTTTGGTACAGGCATGTTACCTACATCGACCTTAAATACGAGACGCTCTGGAGCACGAACCAGACGGTAAATGATAATACTATCTTCAACTAAGGTAAGCTGTTTGTATGCACGTCTAGCATTTTCAATATATGGTAGACGCATTGTGTGATCTTCGTTCCACATTCCTGAGTGTAAATACGTAACCTGATTTTTATCGAGAACTATTAACTCTTCTTGACTCTGATTAACCATTGATTTCTTTGGATTGACAATCGGTTTTCGTAGTAAGAATCCTTGAATTATCTGATTCTGTACATTATCATAAATAGGATTAACTAATTCTGTCGGTATACCAACGATACCTATAATTCCGTAGTCTGGTCTATTTTCTGAAATTACATTTTCGAAGAATAGTTCACCTTCAGTTAGAAATTGTCTAACTATTTCCCAACCTCTTGTTTCTAGGTCGAATATAGTTATAAATTTATCCCATTCCTTCTTAACAGCATCAACTATAATCTTGTCGTGATCACCAGAAACAGTACACTTTACTATAATACCATCACCATCTCTAACAATGGCTTCATCTGCTATCTCATCTATACATTCCGCTAATTCTGCATAAGCGGCCATTCTGCGATACTCTTGTACACGACGGACCTTATCGGAATCCACATCAGCATACATGATTTCATGGTAGCGCTTATCTATCATTATCTGGCCAGCGCCAGCATCAGGTTGTGCTTGGAATACAGATTGCTGAGCAACCCGTTGATCTGGTCGCGTAACTAAATTGTTAAAAACATCGTACTTTGGATTTTGCTCTAATGCGTTTTGAAGTACCTTGTACGTGTACGGCATTCTCGCTATTAAAGTACTAATAAAATTCGGACCAGCGGAGCTTGTTCCCGCGCTGCCCATTCCCATTGCATTGGCCATAAAATCTCCTCACTATTATATATGTATTTATATTTTGTTGAACTCTTAAAATGCCCGGCAAATATTACATTTTAAATATTTACGAACACAGTAATAGATTACAAGAAAAAGATGGTGTATTCCTTGTAATAATTACGGAAGACTCTTTACTTGAACTCCACTGACACAAGGATATTGAAACTCAACATAGTTATTGTAGTCTGTAGAATTTAGAGAGTATGGATTTGTTGTCGGGCGAATACTATCTTTTGTTAGGTATCCATATCCTGCACTGTTAACCGCAATGATATCAAAATATCCACTGTTTGCCATTGTAAGAGATAAGCTAAAAGCGTTTTGTGATATATAATTGATTGCATTGTCTTCCACTCGTATACCTGAAAACCCAGAGTATATTGTTGATTTTGTTGTTAAATCTTGTACATATGTAACACCTGCACTAAGAGGTGATGATGAGGAAATATCAAACATACTCCAATCACTACTACTCAAATACACAGTCTCTACGTAATCTAGCATTCTTCCATAGCAAGTGATATCACTTTCACGGTTTGTATTAATTACAAATGGATCGACATTTACGAACTGTGGTCTTGCAGAAATAACAGTATAATCGGTATAGTGATCTGTATTGTACTCATCCTCTCGTGCCTTCATTCTCTCGTATTCTTCGATGGCGGATACTGATGCAAAGTTTGTATCAATAACATAAATCGGTTTACCTGGAGGAGGACTGTTCTTAAACATCCATGATTCAATTGTAAAGGATGTATCAGCTATAACACGATACGGCTGAGATGCGTTGATATCAAGCGGATAACTAATAGCAACATTTTCGTTCCATTTGATATGACTACGAATTTCAAAGTCAGACCAAGGAATAATATCTGGCCACTTCCAGCTTACTACAATATACGGATCACAATATGGTATAAAATTAGTTAGAATTTGATCTATATCTGTCTGAAACCTACCGATTATAGACATATTGATTGTTAAGTCAATTGGCACAGGTTGTAACAAATGAACCCAAGCAGATGTTACTGGTGATTTAGTATCAGCCCAGTATGATCCTTCAATTTTACTGAATACTCTTTCTGGTGCACGTCTAAACCCTCCATTTGAAACACTAACTATCGGCATTTTAATATGCTGATTCTTTTGAACTAAATCATGTAATGTACGAGTTTTCGGTGCATATAAAAAATTCACATGAAGTTGATCCTCAGGTTCCTTGTCTATATTGTATCGTTTAATTACTATGTCGTTAAACGCATTCGAAAATTGTGCTATTATATCTCTAAGTTCCCAATGAAATGTGTGTGAACGCATTTGCTTTTCTCCTTTAAATATTTAACGAAAAGGCTCAAAATTAAAAGAGAAAACAAAAAAATCAGGATAATGCACAAAGCACTACCCTGATTTTTAATAAATATGCTAAACTTACTTAGAATACATCTACATCTCTAACTTGAGCTGTTTTTAAAACTTCTTGTTTTGTTTGGTCGAGATCAGAAAGACCGTACTCTTTCCCTCCGATTGTAATACCAGCGATATTACTTACTAATACTCGACGATAAATTACCGGTCGATCAACTCCCTGTGACGCAGCGGTGTCTTCTGGTTTTTGAGTAGATACAAACGGTCCCCATTCCTCAGGAGTAAGTACTTTAAAGTTTCCACCTTGCGTTCCTACATAGACTGGCTGTCTCTTTCCACCTCCAGATCTTTGCGTTGGTTGTATTGCCATAGAGAGACCATTTTTTCCTCTAACAAGTGATGGTGTTTCGTGCTCACCCCATCCGGATCCTGCTTTAAACCCACCCTCTTTACCTTCACGTGCGCGTTGCCGCTCAACCGATCCACCATAATCTGCACCAATCATTCCGTTTATTTGTGATACCTTGTAAATAGGCAAAAATGTATTTCCACCTTTTTTCTGTTGTGGTATGGTTACTGCAGTAATGCTAACTGGTGTTGCTCCAGTTTTATCTGCCGCTCTTATCTTTTCAACAAGCTGCTCTTGTGTGATTGAATCAGCAAAAGTATCCATTCCAAAAGCCATTTCTACAACTCTCTGTTCATAAATAAGTTCCAAATCCTGTGTTGTTTTGTCCTTCATTATATAGTTCCTTTATATTATTTATATCTATTTCTGCAAAATGCTTACTTAGCCCCTCTTCAAGTACATTGTATGTAAACACTTTTTCTTTCATTAGCTCAGGCGATATACTAATAGTACGATTAATTGATAAGTCGATCTTTCGCTTTATAAT